TTCTCCAGCGGGCGATCCTTCGCCCGCATCTTCTTGCGGGCCTTCTTCGGATCGACCACGCCCCGGGCCTGGTCGAAGCCCTGATGGTGGGCGATCTTCTGCCAGTCCCGGCCCCACGCCCCGCTGGTGCCCGCCGCGATGGCCGTGGCGCTACGCGGCTCGACCTTGACGTTGTAGGGCGGGTCCATGTTCACGAGGTCGATGGTCGCGCCGTCGAGCAGGCGGTCGAGGTCCTCGACGCTCCCGCTGTTGCCGCACATCAGGCGGTGATTGCCGAGCACCCAGACGTCGCCGCGCTGGGTGACGGGCGTGTCCGGCGGTTCCGGCACATGGTCGGGATCGGTCAGCCCCTCGGCCACGTCGCCGTCGAGCAGGTGGGCCAGTTCGTCCTCGTCGAACCCGAGCAGGCTCAGGTCGTAGTCAGCCCGCTGAAGGTCCTTCAACTCGATGGGCAGCAGTTCGAAGTCCCATTCGGCCAGCGTCGCGGTCTGGTTGTCCGCGATTCGGTACGCCTTGACCTTCTCCGGCGGAAGGTCGGTCGCCACATGGACCGGCACCTTGGCCAGGCCGAGCTTCTTCGCCGCCTTCCAGCGGGTGTGACCGACGATGATGACGCCCTCGGCGTCCACCACGATAGGCTGGCGGAACCCGAACTCGGTCAGGCTGGCCGCCACGGCGTCCACTGCGTCGTCGTTGACGCGCGGGTTGCCGGGATAGGGTTTGATGGCCTCGATAGGCCGCAATTCGATGTTCATAGTCGCACCTCCGTTTCAGGTTGATGCCGGTTTACTGGAGACCCGGCGAACTCCATCTTTCAGCAAATCGAATGGCCGTCGCATCACAAGCATGAGGCTTGAGTCAGTCAGGCATCTGGACGAGCTGATGCATTCCAGAAGAGCTCGTCGATCTGATGCGACTGATCTCACCCAGACAGCAGCGAGGTCCTGGCTGAAGTCGGAAACAGAGAGCGCCAATCTGCCATCGTCTTCCGTGGCCATGTCCGCCGCCTCCAACTGCGCTTCGACCTCAGCGAGCCGCGATTTCAGATCCGCGCCCTTGGCGTTGAACACCGCCTCGTCCAACACGCGCTGCAAGAACGCGGTCAGGAGCCGATCCTGCATACCAACGAGCTCTGTACGGCGTTTGGTCAGCCTCGTGCGCCTCTCGTATGCAGCCGCTCCCAGATCGGCGAACTTGCTGGCGATGAGATCCGAAAGCCAGGACTGCGCATCTGAGGCGGGGATGCGGAAGCTATCCAGGTCGGCGACGATCATCCGTTCCACGTCGGGCTCGCGCCAGCGGACCGGCGGGTGGTCGTCATGCATCTGGTTGTTCCCGCACTTGTAGTAGACGTGGACGTTGCAGTCGCCATTGCGCAGTTTGCGCCGGATATGCTCGCCGGTTATCGCGTATCCGCAGATGCCGCAACGCAGCAATCCCCCTGACAGCATGATCGCCGGGTTGCCGGTGCGGCGGCTCTTGCCCTTGAGGATGTCCTGGCAGGCGTCGAAAACGCGGCGCTCGACCACGAGTCTGTAGCGCCCCGGATAGACCTGGCCGTTGCGTATCAGTTCGCCAGCATAGAAGCGGTTGGCAAAGATATGAGAGAGCGATGAGCGGTTGAAGCGGGGAGTGCTCGGCCGATAGACATAGCCGTCATCGTGCATCCGCTTCGCCAGCCCCTTGAACGTGTACTGGCCACTGGAGAACAACTCGAAGAGGCGGGCAAGCGTCTTGGAGTCCACCGGGTGCGGCTGCACCGGCTCGTCCCTATCGGCCACGTTGACGTATCCGTAGGGTGCATGGCCTGTCGGCCAGCCCTGGCGAACCTTCTCGTCCATACCTTTCAGAACCTCGGAGCGCAGGTTGTCCGAGTAGTACTGCGCAACTGCCGCCATTACGTTGAACGACAGAGCTCCTGCCGCGCCCGGCGCGAACTGGTTGTCCACGAATGCGAGCAGCACGCCGCACACGTCCTCCATCTCCTGAAGCCGGACTGCATCGCGCATGTTGCGACAAACACGATCCAGCTTGTGGGACAGGATCGCGCTGATGTCCTCTTTGCGGGCGTTGTCCCGGACCCACTTGAGCATCTCGTTGAACGCGGCGCGCTCCACGCCCCGTTTGGCCGACTCGGCCACGACGAACTCTCGCAGGACCGTCCACCCGTTTTTCAGCGCCCGGTCGCGGCAAGCGCGAAGCTGGGCGTCAATGGAGTAGCCTTGGCTTTGCTCGCGTGACGAGACACGTGCCCAGATGACGATCCTCATTTCCGCATCCTCCGCTTTGCGTCCAGAAGTGCCTCCGCCAGCCGCCCAACATTCTCCAGAATCTCGATGGCGTCGTTCTCCCCGAGCGGATGACCGTAGGCGCGTGACCACAACTCGATTGTGCTGGTGAGCAGGGCGTCCGAAATCCAGGCCGGGCGCGGCGGGCGGTTCGTGCCAGCTTCGACCACCGCTGTGGACAGAGACGCCTCGGTGTGCGTTGTCGGCGGTCGTGTTCGATGTTTCGTTTGCTTCATGGCAGGTGTTCCTATGGTTGTGGCCTGGCCACTGTGGCCTGTGCCGTTGTTGACATAAACGTGCGATCCAGTGGGCATGTGAGAAGGAAGCGGACACTGAAAACAAACTTTGCCTATGCTCGGAGCTGTTCCCGCCGCCATCAGGAGGCTCCTGGCCCGCCAAGTACCTATTCGCAGGCCCGACCTTCTTTCTTCTTTCACCCCTATCACACGCGTACACGCATACGCGGGCGTCCGGGCGCATCGCGGGGGTACGTGGGAGAAAGAGAGAAAGAAGATATATTTCTATGTATATATGGGGTTTTCTCATGAAACTTCTTTCACCCTTCTTTCACCTTCGTTCACCATCTTTCACCCCGACAGGCCGTCTGCGGAGCCAACTTCTTTCACCCCAGGGCATCTTCCTTCCCCTGCGCCGGGCAGCGCGTACCAGCGTCCGGTCCGGCCAGACGTCGTGACGTCCTTGACCTCCACGTCGCCGCGACACGCCAGCGTGTCCATGAGATCGGCGAACTCCTTCTTGGGGATCTTGAGCCGCTTGAGCAGGACCGAGTGCCCGATCTCCGCGCCGGGCGCGTTGCGGATCTTCTCGATGGCCCGCAGGCATAGGGCGTCGAACTCGCTGTCCGCGACATGGGACGCCGCCATGAAGAGCATGCGCCGCGTCTGGTGCATCACGAACGCGGACGCCCACTGGACGGCGGCCAGGCCGATGCGCGGGGCCAGGTGGTTCTCGCTGACGGCGTAGAGGAGCGCCAGCTTGCGGGTCTGCTCGCTGACGCGACCCCAGACCGTGGTGCCGACCGAATCGCCCTTGGCCTCGGCGGCGCTGTATTCGGCCTCGGCTTGCTCGCGTGTCTCGATCAGCAGCCGCCTGGCCTCGTCGGTGTGGTCGATTACCGTGGGCACGGGATTCCAGTTCTCCAGGTTGCCGGTGCCGGGTCGGTAGTCGGCCCACCACTTGGCCGCCGCGAGCACGCTGGGCGGCAGATCCCGGATGACCGGCTCCTGACCCGTGCCGCGCGGTCCGGCCTCGAGGATGATCATGCGGGCGAAGAAGCCGTTCGTGAGCATCCGCTCGGAAAGCGCCTCGTAGTAGTGGTTCGGGATCGCCGTGCCGAAGATCACCAGGCTGGGCTGGTTGATGACGCCGGGCGCTTCCTTGCCCGCCTTGCGGCGCATCGGGAACACGCTGTTCGACGCCGAGTACATCGTCAGCAGCGTGGACATGATCGCCTCGTGCCGGGCGTCTTTGGCCTTGTTGATCGACTGGAGCATGCAGTCGATCTCGTCGGTCTGGAACAGCATGCCTGGCGTCTGGAAGAGCGCGTCCTGGATGCCCTCGCCACTGGCGAACCGCTCCCCAAGGCACTTGGCCAGGCCGACCTCGTGGACGATGCGGGTGTTGACCTTGCGCGGCCAGTCCTTCCCGGCGGCCGAGTGCGCCAGGCCCAGCAGGTAGATGTTCGTGCGGTTGTCGCCCGGATCGCGCACCTTGCGACCCGTCAGGAACGCCAGGAGCGAAAGCGCCCCGGCGAAGGCCATGACCGGGTTCGGATAGGGCGCGGTCGCCAGGCAGTAGTCCATCACCTCGCCGACAAAGCCGGGGATGCGAAGAAGGTGGTCGGGCATGGGCCCGGGGTCGGGAATCTCTGGCGCACGGGCGGCATTGTGCGAGTCATCGGCCCCACATACGCCGCTCTGGCCGAGAATGCCCGACAGGTCGACGCCTGTGCGAATGTCCGACGGGCCGTCGCCCCCGTAACCGGACATGCGCAGAGAACGCGCCGCCGTCTCATAATCGCCGCCGTGGTTCAGCAGCGCGTAGACCGCGAACGGGGAATAGGCCCGGGACGGCTCGAAGGGCGCGGCATTCGCGCTGAAAACGTAGAAGACCCGGTCCTTCAGCGAGGCCGACCAGCCGGATGTCTTGCCCGGACGACGCCAGTACTCGTTCTCTCCCGGCTTGGCCAGCGCCCATCCGTGCTGTGCGAGCACATCGCGCACATCTCCGCGATCATTGAAATCATCGCCTGGCCTGTGCGAAATCTCTGGCGGGAATGCGCCCTGTGCGACCGATGACGCCGGTGTCGGCCCGTTCTCCGAATTGTGCGGCCGAGAACGGCCGTTGTCCGAATTCTCCGCCGAGAATGCGCCGGTGTCCGAATTGTCTGCGCCGGGGTGCTCGCCGGAGGCCGCCACGGGCGATTCCTTGGCGTCCCGTTGGCCACAGGGGCGCGTTTCGCCGACCAGGGGCGGCAAGTACTCGTTCAGCTCCCATGCGGCCGCCAGCAGCGCGTCCCGGTCGGCCTCCGTCAACACGGGCGGGGTGCGCAGGTCGCCCTGGATCGCCTCGTACCCGGCTGTCGGGGCGCAGAGGAACAGGCCGCCCTCGCCACGGGTCTCGATCAGCGTGACGGTCTTGTCGCCCTCGCGGCGCTGGGCCAGCTTCATGTTGCCGCAGACCGGCGCTTCGCAGCAGTAGAAGACATGCCGCCCGCCGCGTTGGGTGGTCTCGACCACCAGCCGCGCCAGCAGGTCGGCGGGGATGCGCCGGGCCCAGGCGTCGAAGAGTTCACCGCCCGCGTCGAAGTCGATCATCTCGGCGTTGCCGGAGACGGTCCCGCACACGATGCAGACCGCGTCCGGCCCGTTGTCGAACCAGGCGGACAGTTCTGCCTCGGTGGGCAGCCGCTTGCGGTAGCGCTTCCACTGGCCGACCGCCGGGCGCTTCTCCGCCCGGATCGCGGGCAGAGCGCACAGCCCGGCGGCCAGGTAACCAGCCGCCGCGCTGTGGAGCGTGTCATGACTGTCAGAAGGGCAGATCATCGTCCTCCGGTCCTTGGTATTCGGGAAGATTGCCGTCATCGCGCTCGTCACTGCCGTCCTGGCGCGGCGGGATTGGCCCCAACTCGTGGTGGGTGATGCGGTCGTACTTCTCGCCTGTCACCGACCGCACGGTGATCGAGCGCGTCTCGGCCACACCGCCCGCCTCACAGATCTCCACGGCCTGCTCAGACGATTCCGGGAACGGTTCGCGGGACCGCGCCCTCCACCAGGTCTCGGCCTTGGCTCGGGCGTAGCCGGTATGCTCGAAGCAGACCCACTCGCTGCGGTAGTTATTGAACCCGACCCGGTAGTCGACCCGCATGGTGCGTGGGTGGTCCTCGGGCGCGTCGCGCTTGACGTGGACGCTGTAGTAGACGCCCTCGACCTCGTATTCCGTCTCGGTGACCTCGCCGGAGAGGACGCTGGCCGTGGAGGCTTCGTGGTCGTGCTGTTCGCGTCTGGGCGGCGGGAAGGCATAGCCGCATTCCGGGCAGATGCTGTAGGCGGCATGGATCACCGCCTGGCACTGCGGGCACTCCTTGGCGGGCGCGTCGCCGTTGCCGTTGGGGCGGTCCTTGATCTCCAGAGCATCGACCGGCCCGTGCCGCAGGATGTTGCCGCCGAAGTCCAGGACGAGACAGTTCTCCTTCGACGGGTCCAGGCGGAAGCCGCGACCGACCATCTGGTAGTAGAGGCCCGGGGAGTTCGTCGGCCGTAAAAGCGCCACGCAGTCGATGTTGGGCGCGTCGAAGCCGGTGGTCAGCACGTTGACGTTGACCAGATACTTCATGCCGCCGTCTTTGAAGCGTTTGAGGGTGTCGGCGCGTTCAAACGGCAGCGTGTCGCCGCAAACGAACCCGCACTCGTGACCGAACTCCCCGAGGGTGCGCTGGACGTGCATGGCGTGCTGCACACCGGCGGCGAAGATCAGGACCGAATGCCGGTCCCGCGTATGCTCGACGATCTCGCCGCAGGCTGACCGCACCAGCGCGTCGTCGTCCATCAGGGCCTCGACCTCGCCCGCGATGAACTCGCCGCCTCGGATGTGCAGGCCAGAGGTGTCGGCCTTGCGGCGTCCGGCCTTGGTCTTGAGGCCGCAGAGATACCCCTGCACGATCAGCTCGCGCACGCCGACCTCGTAGCAGACGTGGTTGAGAAGATTCTCCGGTCCGCAGATCATGCCGGTGGTCATGCGGTAGGGTGTGGCCGTCAGGCCGACCAGCCGCACGTTGGGATTCACGGCGCGAGCCTCGGCCAGGAAGGTGCGGTACATGCCCTCGCCATCGGGCGGCAGCATGTGCGCCTCGTCGATCAGGATCAGGTCGAAGCGGTCGAGCTCGGCCGCGCGGCGGAACACGCTCTGGATGCCCGCCACGATGATCGGGTGCTCGGTATCGCGGCTCTTAAGCCCCGCCGAATAGACCTCGATCTTGTTCCACAGGTCGGGGGCCATCGCGTGGAGCTTCTCGGTCGCCTGCTCGAGCAGCTCCTTGACGTGCGCCAGGATCAGCACGCGACCGTTCCACTGCTGGACGGCGTCGCGGCAGATCGTCGCCATGACCGGCGTCTTGCCGCCTGCCGTCGGGATGACGACGCACGGGTGGTCGTCCCGTCCGCGCAGGTGATCGTAGACGGCGGCGACCGCCTCGGTCTGGTAGGGGCGCAGTTGGATCATGTTCCTCCTTGGGCGTCGTCGATGATGGTGAGCGCAGAGTCGATCACGCCCCGGCGGAACAAGGCGCGAATCGTCGCGGTCGGACACACGAGCGCCGCATCCTGTTTGCCGAGTTGGCGGATGACACGGAGCGTCGCCAGCATGGCTGGCGTGAGCGCGTCACAGTTCCGGCGACGATGGCAGGTCGTGTGTTTAGTCGTGGGCATCTTGATCCTCGTCAGGCAGCGGCCCGCCGCATACGGGGCAGCGCCGCAGGGGAAATTCCTCGACCGTCACCAGAAGCCTGCCGTCGGGCACCGCCTCACGGCGGCGCGTCACGAGCAGATCGATCTGGCTGTCGTCCGCGTACACGCCTGCGTGTTCCAGGGCGTCGAGCACCGGCTTCTGGATGTTGTCCAGGTCGCGGCGTCGGCGGTCCGGCGGAAAAGCATCCATCGCCAGGGCGATGCGCCCGCTCGACGGGGGCTTGCGCATCCCACCGCCGAGGAGGGAGCAGACGTTCCGTCGGAACGTCCGGCCCTCCCGGCTGATCAGGGTGTGCAGCCCGACCCGCCGCCAGTAATGGTTCACGCTGGGCGGGTAAGGAAGCGTCAACGGCATGACGCCCTCCTTACCGTTTCCAAGGGGGCGTGTTGTCGGTCACCGGGGCCTGCTGCGCCTGCCCGGCGGAAGCCTTCCGCTCGTAGCCTTTGATCTCGTTGGTGAGCTCGCCGGTGTCCTCGCGCTTCTTGAGCTTCACGACGATCACCAGCGGCAGGTTGTGCAGCTCGACGCTGTCGCGGGGCTGCATGACGCCCACCGCGTGGCAGATCGCCGACAGCTCCGACCGGGCGATCTTCACCGCCGTGGCGTTCGGGTTGTCGAGGTTGAGCCGCGCCCAGAGGATGCGGTTCTTGTACGGGCCGTCGATGACCGTGAAAGTGAGCTGCAGATATTTGCCGCTCCCGGTCTTCGTGGGCTTCATCTCGCTCTCGGTGATCGCGGCCAGGAATTTGCCCGCCGGAAGCGGTTCAAAGTTGCTGGTCGGTTCGACTTCGGACGCATTGAATCCATTAAGGTTTGCCATGACTCGTTACTCCTTGCTCGTGGTGGTTACTGACTCGTTACCCCGCGCCGGGACCGCCCCGGCTGCGGACATCGGGTTGGCGGCCAGCGCGTTCATCAGCGCAGGCCACGAGAGGGGTAGCTCGGCGGGCAGGCCGTAGCGGTTCTTCGCCACGCAGGCCGGGTTGCCGACCGTACGCAGGATGCGTTCGCCGCCATCCTTGCCCAGACCGGCGGCGATGGTGCGCTCGCGCCCGAACCCGCCGTCCTCGGTCTTCGTGATGATCTTGCGCGTGGCGAAGAGCACCGCGTCGGACCACTCCGTCAGCAGCGCCGTGACGTGCTTGTGCAGTCGCGGCGAATAGCGGTCGTAGGCGCTGAACTCCGGGTCCTCGAACTTCTCGACCTTGGCGTGCGCCAGGACGATCACACACATGCCGCGCTGGTTGCGCAGCGTGTTGAGATCGCCCAGCAGCTTGCGCCAGTGCGTGAGGGCGTGGGTGTAGCCTTTGGCGTAGCCGCCATCGACCTTTTCGATGCTGTTGACGCCGTACTGTTCGCAGAGCGCGTCCCAGACCAGGCGCTCGAGCCAGTCGGCCGAGTCGATCACGACCGTCTCGAAGTCGTGCTTCTCCTGGATCAGTGCCCGGAGCGCCGTGTCGACATCGGCCAGCCGGGTCGCCAGCGGAAAACTGGCGCAGTCGATCTGGTCGAGGCCGTCCTCGGTGGGGACGAAGATCGGTTTGGGGGCAGCGGCCGCCGTGGTGGACTTGCCGATGCCCTCGGTTCCGTACATCAGGAGGCGCGGCGGGTTGTGCCTGCGACCCCGGTGAATCTGCTGCAACATGGTCATACTGCTTCTCTCCTTCTCGTTGTGGTGGTTTCAGCCCGTGACCGGACGTGCCACTACGGCACGTCCAGCACGCGGATTTCCTCGTAGCCAGTGGGCCACTCGTCGCGTTCGCGGCAGACGAGCAGACGCCGGATCGCGGCCTCGTTCTCGCGCTGCGCCTGGGCCAGCGTGTCGTCGCCAACGCGCCAGACCCCGCAGCGGAACGGTTCCTTCTTCTCGACCGCGATCAGGTGAACGGGGACCAGCGTGCCGCCGAGGGCCTGGGCCAGGACGGCCCGGTAGAAGGCGACCTGCCGGTGGTAGCCGTAGCACCGGGCGTCGGCCTCGAACCAGGTCAGGTCGTCGCAGGTCTTGAAGTCGACGATGCCGCGATGCGGGTGCAGCCAGTCGATACGGATCTGGCAAGGCGTGCCGCAGTACTCGGTCCGCACGACGCCTTCGGCGCGGCCGTAGAGCAGGAGCGCCACGGCCTCGTCGTTCATCTCGACGCCGGACCGCATCTGCTCGACCAGATCGATCTGATCGTGGGACAGGACCGGCTTGCCCTGGATCGCGGCCCACTCGGCGAAGGCCTTCGTGGCCGCACCGAACGGCTTGCCGGTCTTTTCGTTGATGGGGCCGCCCAGCGCGAACGCCGCCTCAAAGGCATCCCGGCCCTCGAGGATCAGCGTGTGCGCGGCGCGTCCGATGAGGTAGCTGGCCGAATCGGAGTCCTCGATCAGGCCGACCGCCTTCTTGCGGTGCAGCCACGGGCACCGGATGAAGTCCAGGAGTTGGTGGCTGCTGAGGTAACGATCCGCCTTGGCGTGGTACTGCGCGGCGGGTTCGGCTTCCAGAATGTTGAGATCGATGCTGATGTCCATGATTCCTCTCCGCGTTGGTGTCTCCTGACCAGTTGCCCCTGGCCGCCTTCAGTTACTTACGCGGCGCAGGGGCAAACTGGCGGAGAGCGCGTTCAGCGCAGGTAGTCGTCCATGCGGTTTGCCGCGAAGACCTCGCGCAGTTGCGCCAGGTGCTTCTC